CCCACGGCGTCTTGAAAGCCTTTGTGCGGCGCAGTAGCAGGCTGAATGACTTTACCGCTGGCATCTTTAACTGCCTGCCTGCCAATCATGTCATCAACGGCGTTGACCGCTATCATTGCGTTTGTAATGACGCCCGGCAACGCTTGTTGCGCGGCCACAGTGCCTTTGGCAATCGCCTCGCCTGTGGCTTTGGCGCCGGCCATAGCTTGCTGGAACACGGGGTCTTGTTTCTGCCTGGCGTCTTGTTCCAAAACAGCCACGCGGCGGCCTTCCAAACCAATCCGCTGACCTTCTTGCTTGATGCGAATAGCAGAATCTTTGGCTTCGCGTTCCTGAGCCGGCGTCATTGTGGTTTCAACTGTACCGCCTGCAATTTCGCCAGCAGGGCCGCCCAATCCGGGAATACCAACAATTCGTTTTGTACCGCCAACGTCTTGTTGGAAATACTGAGGTTTGTTTTGTTTAATGTATTCACCCAAACCTAAAGCAGCTTTTTGCTTCCAAGCCTCAAAACCCGCAGGATCAGCAGGGATTGATCGGGCTGCGTCCATGATTGAAACTTTGGTAACAGGAGAGCCTGCCATGTCTGGGTCTTGTTGTTGGGTTTGAAGCCACTTAAGTGCAGACCGCTGGTCAGTAACGTCCCTAAGCGCGTCGCTATACAACTTAGTTTTTGATGCAACCAACTCATTGCGGCGCTTGGCTTCTTCAGTTCCAGCTTTGCCAATGTCAGTTACGCCAGACGCAATCTTGCGGCCAGTTTCACCAAATTGGGTTGCCAATTTGTAACGGGCTTCTTCCGATTTAAGGTCGGGATTTGTGGCCATGAATTCTTGTAAGCCTTTACGCTCTTTTAACGTAAGCGCATTCAACTCGCCTTCTTGATCAAGTTGCTTGAACTTCATCGCAGTCATCAGCGTATTGACCGGCGAAAACTGCGCTAGATCAATTTGCGTGGGTCTTGCGCCAAGAATAATACTGGGGTCGAGCGGCATTTTTAAGTCCTTGTAAGGTATTTGCTTAGCAACTGATTTTGGCTGTACATGCCGTACACATTAGTGGCTTGGCCTAAAGCATTTGACCAAGCGTTTGCTGAACCAATTTGTCCTGCGGCCATGGCATTCCCCGCACCAGTAATTGCGTTAACTTGATTGGCAGTATTTGTTGCGTATGCGCTTTGACGGGCGGCATTGGACGCACCATATATGTTTGATAAGTTTGAGCCGTAATTGCCATAAGCAGCAGATTGACCAGCGCCAGTTCGTGCGGCGATATCGCCGGTCATTGCACCATAGTTACCATAAGCAGCAGCCTGACCCGCGCCAGCATTTTGAATAGCTTGCGATCCACCTGACGCAAAATTACCCGCCGCCGCAGCTTGTCCAGCCGCTGAAGCCTGACCGCTTGCTGTCAAAGCCTGCAAAGGAGCAATTTGGTTTTGACGTTCAATATTAAAACGGTTAAAAGCATTGCCGTACTCTTGGGCTTGAAATGCTTTGTTGGCTTGAAAACGGTTAAACGCATTTTGGTATTCCTGAGAACCCATTTCTTGGCCAAATCGGGCAGCAGCTTTAAGCGCAGCGCCTGACTGCAATCCACCTTTGGCCGCAGTCGAGCGCTCAATGGCTTTTTGACCTTCAGCCACGCGGAACGCATAGCCTGGGTCTGCCTCCATTTCTTGGGTATTAAATTCATCAAACAAAGTTTTAGGATCAAACCCTTCAACTTTGAATGCTGTTGTGGCAGATCCATAACCGGGGGCGGTGGTGTTACCGCTTAGACCCAAAAGATCCATTAAACGGCTTTGGCCTTTTTCGCCAGCCTCTTTAAATGATCTTAAGTTTTCAACTTGTTTATTAAATAATTCACGTTGCAACGCAAGCGATTTATCAAGGGCTTCTCTTTGCGCGGCAATTTGCTGGTTTAGCATGTTTTGCGCAGCAGCATTACCAGTATCTGCGGCTACTTTTTGAGCCGCGAGTGTTTTTTCTAAGTTAGTTGTTTGAGCCGCAATTTGCAAATTGACATTTTCTTTGTCGGCAGCAAGTTGTAATCGAAGTCCTTCAAGACTTGTTGTGCCTGCTGCTGCGGCAGCATTGGCTTGAGTTGCGGCTGCACCTTCGGCAGCATTTGACGATATTATTGCGCTACCAACGATAGCACCACCAACAGCTACAAATGCCCATGTCATAATTTATCTCCTTGCGCCGTTAGTTTCGGCAAAGCGTCAACAGATGCAATTAAACCCATTTCATCATACGACGGTGAAATGACTTCTTGCTCGATTTTATCCAGTTCTGCTTCAGATTGGAACTCTGTTAAATGGACAGTTGTCCATAGTGTATCTTCTTCAGCGTAAACTGCACGTTTTAGACCTACTTCAGACACAAAAGTACATGGGCCTTGTAGGTGTTTTTCACCAAATTCTGTAAAAACGGTCACTTTACCCTTGGCAATAAAATTCAAATGCTGGTGGCGATGAATCTTGCCAATAACCAATGTTCCTTTTGGGATCATCATTTCGCGGGCATAAGTGCAGCATCCATACTTGTCGTCTTTAGGCGTAAAGTAATGGGTTAGAGTGCAATCTTCAAGGGTTGATTGAGCCACGCCGCTGTCAATCAAATCTTGCAAACCTTTTTCAATAACCAAAATTTTCTCTCGAAATTGAACTTTAACGCGCTCTGGATCGGCAACAGCAAAGCCTTTGCCGTAAGTTACTGAAGATGGTGCGTATGTGATCATGATGCCATGATTACCCAGTTTGTGCCGTCAGATACGACAGTGGCCCACGCGCCTACTAAGCCGGGGAGAATTGCTGTGCCAGCCGCGCCGCCAATTAAAGGCACGACGTTGCTAGAATCTGACACCAATGTCTGAAGCTGTAGATTTTTAAATGTTACCGCACGGCCAGCCCAAGATGAGGCAGCGGGCAATGTAACCGTGCAAGTGGATCCTGACTTGTTGTTGATGATCCAACCTTCGTCATCGGCAAGTGTGAAATTGGCTGTTTTGGTGGCAACAACAGGCCGCACGGCCAAACCCGTGCCGCCGTTCGCAACAGGCAATATTCCCGTAACGCGTGTAGTAAGGCTAAGATTACCAGTGGTGCGCGTGTCAATTGGCAAATTACCCGTGGTTTGGGTGGCTAAGTCAATGTTTGACAACGCGCCGCCAAGCGTTAAATTGCCACTTGTTGTAACATTACCAGTCAACGTAATGCCGTTTACATCGCCCGTGCCCCCAACACTTACAACAGTGCCGTTGCCAGAACCCGCACCCAAATTTGCGCGTGCCTGCGCCGCGTTATCCGCGCCGGTTCCACCGTTAGATATTTGCGCGATGCCTAGCGTTGCGCCGCCGGATATGGTGTAAATGTTGTTAAAAAATCGAAACCACTCACGTGAAATTAACCCCGTGCGCTCATCAAGTAACGGGACTCGCGGGGCGGGGATTTTGGTAATGTTAGGCATTTGTCGGACTTGCGGTAAGTTCAGCACCCATGATCGCAATTTTTATGGGGTCAGTTCCCGACACCTCATATACGCGGTCACGCAATTTCAACGTCATGCCAAGCCGGCGCCAGATAACGCGGCGCCCCCATTGGCCGACCAACCCCATTGACCGCCAATGTTCGTTGCCCCAAGTGTGACCACCGTCGTCAGACCACCGAAGCATAACTTGCGGATCAATTGCTGTTGAAGTTTCTTGACCTTGTTCAATTAACAATTTACCGCCAACCGCGCTAATAAAATCTAACACAAGTTGACCGCCATCTTCTTGCACAAGCTCATCGCCACTTTCGGTCAATATTACGTCATTTGTAAGTGGGTCGTAATATTCCCACACAAGAAAATCGCCGCTTTCCGTAAGTAAATCATCGTTTGGGTTTGAAATGTCAATAATTACAACAGGCGTAGTAAAACTATTATCAACAGCGCCAGTTTCAGCGTCAAGTTGCAATGAGTGATGAGCGCTACGTTTTAGATTGTTCATGCCGGTTGGCAACGCTCTCCATGACCGAAGCCACTTTTGCGCTGCGCCAGCATCGGAAAACACATCTAAATCAAACGCGTAAATGTTTCCAAGTTCATGGTCACCTACAACAACTTCGTTATTAAACGACATTTGGCAATTTGACCGATGCCGAGTAAATGAACCATTGATAAACGCCGCGCGCTCATGCCACAACGAAGTGGCAACGTCAAACACCCAAGTAGTATTGGCCGACGGAAAGATCAGCACATAGAACGAATGGCCGTCTTGTTGGTACGTGTACGCAATGGCGTCTGAAAGGTTCCCGTACTGCTGGATTTGCCACTCTACGGCGTGCGTAGATACGCGCTGGGCCGTGTAACCATTGGCGCGGTAGACAATGCCCTTGCCGCGCGCGTCAGCACCCAGCCAAAAGATGCCATTGTCTAGCTTGGCAACCGAAAACGCGGCAATACAGCCCACTTCGTTAAACGCGCCTTGAACGGGTGTTAATGGAAAATCGGTAGCGCCAGAGTCGTACCAAACTTCAACCGAGTTAGTTCCAAACAACCATGCTTCGCGGTGGTCAATTAAAATCGACACCAAGCCATCAGGAGAGCCTTCAGCGCTTGCAAAATCAAGTGGATCTATGGATTGGCCGTCCAACAATTGAGTAATCCACAAACGCTGGCTATTTGGTTCATTGAACACAAAGTAGCCGTCCAAATAGCCCACGGTCACCGCACCAGGAAAATCGGGGTCAGTAATCTGCGCAAACGCTAGTGTTAGGCTGTTGTAAATAAAACTAGGGCCGTTACACGCAATAAATAGCTGCGTGCCATTGTCCGACATGCTGACAGGGCCAGATGATCCAGCTACTGTGCCAATTACCGTAGTGTTCCAAATAGAATCAATTTTGTATAGCGTTTCGCCTGATACAGCGTACCCATACCCGCCAAACTGCCATAGCCCGCGAATCGGCCCATCGCCCATGTTTGCAAGAAGTTTTAAACCAGGGGCGCGGTTTAGAAACCCCGGCTCTTTACCGCCTTCGGGTATGGCCTCGGGAAAAAGGTTGACCATGCGAGCATCGGCAGCATTTACCGATCGCGCAACATAAGTGCCGCCCAGAATCGGTGTTTTCATCAGTAGTTACCGGCGTAAATGTTGAAACGCTGGCGTGTTGCCACAATTGCATAAGGCAACGACATCACATCATCTGGGTTATTGATGCGCTTGAGATTGCGTTTGCTAGTCATGGCAATGCGCTGCACTTGTGGGCTTGGCTCAACGCCAAACTCAGGTGCGATTTCCATTGCCAAATTGTAAGTAAACGCCCGCAAATAACCCGGTGGAAACAACATTTGTGTTGCCAACGTAGCGGGCTGATTTATTTTTTCAACCGAAATAAAGTGCCACTCCAACTCCCGTGTAGGCTTTGGATAGACCGTCATTGTGAAATTAGGATATGTGTTATTGACAAAAATAACTTGCGGGTATGTGGATGTTACAGTCTTGACCGCAATGCCGTCATACTGTTGCTGATTGATAAACTTAATACCAAAAGACACGTTTGTGCCAGGGTCACGGTAATACGTTGCATCATCTAACAACACGGGGCGCAAGCCCACAAAGTTACCAGTTGGGCCAAGTGTGCGGGTAATCTCACCGGCAGGCCAAGTAAAAATTTGATCTTGTGTGGCAAACACCGACAGTCGCTCGGTGTTCCATGAGTCAATCATCTGATCGAGCGCAGTCAGCGCGTCATTTGACATGTCTGCCGAAGGTGTTTCACCTTCAGCCAGTACACCTAGCAAGCGCAATGCTCGGTTAATTTGTTCGCCAGCGGTGTACGTTGCCATTCTCAGACTCCTTCGGTTGCACCCTCGACAACTTGAGTTCGACGGGTAGATTTGCGTTTTGTCCCCAATACGTTTACAGGGGCCGCATCTTCGGAGTCCGAAGGCGTGTCTACATTGTAGCGTGTCCAGCCATTATTTTCATCTGCAACAGCTTCAAGTTCCATTGTGGCAACTTTACAGCCGTGAATTGGGTGGCTAAGATAAATGTTCATGTTAAAGAAAAGGGGGTGATTAGCCCCCTTTTGGTTAGGATGCTACCAATGGGACAGAATACCACTGAGTAGTAGAAGACGCTACCAACAATGAACTGGTAAGGTTTGTAATGCTATACGCACCGTTAGCCGCAACTGCATTGATTGCCCCGCCAGTGGCGGGATAAATATTCAACGCGCCAGCAGCGGTGTTTTTAACAATAATTACCATACCAGCTACCGCTGTAGGCAAAATTACGCCTTTAGTACCATCTGCCGCCGAAACGACATTGATACCTTCAGCTAGTGCAGCAGCATTGCCTTGATTACTGCCAGCCGCCGCAACAGCAGCAACAGGAAGACGAATAGCGCCAGTTGACGTGCCGGTTAAATTGCCGGTTACGGTTGTAGCGGTTATGGTCGTAGCAGTTACCGCTTGCAACGCTGACGCGCCAGTTACGGTTACGCTTTCAAATTCAGGGTCGCTATACGCAACTCCTACAGCTTTTGTATTTGGCATGATGTTTCCTTTTAAAACAGGGGCCGAAGCCCCCATTTAATTTAAATGCGGTAAGCAGTCCAAGTGCCGTCGCCTGTTTTACGAGCGCGGAAATGGGCCGAAGTATTAACCGCTACAGCAGCGACACCAACAATTGTCCAACCAGTGCCAACAGCCAAAGTGACTGAGTCAGAACCAGATGAGTCAATATTAATGATAAAAAAGTCAAACGCTGCGTTTACTTTAGAAGCACTAGAAATGTCTGCTTCAACCAAAGCTACTGTTGGCAATGTCAAGTTGCCAGCAGCGCCGTCAAATACAAACAAACCATTTGCTAATTCAGCAGTTGTCATTGTCGCAGCAGCAGCTACGGCTGTAGGAGCGCCTTGAACAAACAGTTGTGCTTCGCCGATATTACCGTCGCCAAGCTGGTAGCCACCAGCACCATTAGGGAGAGCCATGATATTTTCCTTTAAAAGATGTTACGAAATGAAGCCCCCGAGGGGGCATTCAGATTAGCCCCAGATACGGCAGGCCATTTGTGGACGAATTGTGCTGAAACCGTACAAAACGTCAATACGGCAAGGCAAACGATCGTTGTTGATGTCGTACTGGCGAACCACACGCAAGCTGATACCGTTATGAACGGCACGGGCAGCCATGTCAACGCCTTGGGGCAACAACAAGTCAGCGGTCGCAAATGTGATCGCATCTTTGTGGTAGACCAAGTTCTGTGCGTACTGAGTGGATGCAGCACCCACGAAGGTCACAACACCACCAGTTGCAGGCAATGCGCTCATAGTAGCCAAAGCGTGGCTGGCAGAGTACATAGGAGCAACGGTCACAGTCCAAGTGCCTGACGAGGCAGTAGCCGTAGTCAAAGCCACGAATTGGAACAAAGAGCCTGTGGACTCACGGGTCTGTGGGTTAACAGCATTGCAACCGCTGATAGTAAACACGTCACCAGCATTGATTGTGGTTGAAACAGAACCTTGCTCCAACAGAATGGTTGCTGAACCTTCGGAAGTAACGCCGGGGGTCTTAACCAATGTGGAAGCAGTAGCGCTGCGTGAACCAGTTGTGTGCTGCTTGATAGACTGAGACATGTTGACTTCTTCAAAGCCCAACACGCCCATACCCATCATGCCGTTCTTGAATTGCTTGCTGATAGTGTCTGTTGGGTTAAACAGACCTTTCATGCCTTCAACCAAGCCAGCGTTAGCGGCGGGGTTAACGGTAGCGTAACGTGGAGACATCACAGCAGCGTTTTCGTTCAACTTCTGCTGGGCTTGCAACAAGACCAAAGAAGTGGCGGGGGTTGTGCCAGGAGTACCAACAGTGTTACCAACAGTTTTGTATGCGTTGGCAACGTCAGCATCAATAGAAGATGCCAACTGGCTGATACGAGGCTTAAGCACACGTTCTGCAAAGTCGTCCAACTGCATTGTCAATTCAGCAGATGTGAAGTTGACACCAATGTGCTTTTGTGAAGCAACAGTCAATGTGGTGAACTGTTCGTTGTCGTCTTGCACTTGCAAGGCAGCGCCGTCAGTTACCAAAGCGCGGTCGGGTAAGCGAATACGCAGTGTAGAACCGATTTTAGCGCCTTCAACAGCAAAGCTGTCGTCGTACTGGCGGTTCACGTTACGGGTAATTACAAGGTTGTTCTCAAGAATTTCGAGAGCCTTGCGTGTGATCATGTCGATCGTCAGAATACTATTAGACATTTCAAAGTCCTTTCAAAAAATTAACGGTTACGTTGCGCTTCGTACTTACGAATCTGGCGGTTGCGTTCGGCTTCAATCCAATCCGAGGTAGACATGGTTTTGATTGACCTTGGGTCAGTCGTATCATGGCTCGGGCTTCCCGAAGACCGCGCAGTCACCGGACTAATAGGTGTTGGCGCAGAAGTTGTTTTCTTCACCGGAGGATTGTCAGACAATCTAACTTCAATCTTTCCGATTTCCCTTGCCTGCATGATAGGCGACAAACGAGCAATGCGTTCAGCCTCTTTGGGGTTTGAACCTAGCCAATAAGCTAGATCAGGCCCAAGATCAGAATACTGAATTGTTTCAGCCATTACGTCGGTGATTCTCAGCTTGGGGTTGTACACGACATCTTCAAAATCGTCGTATTTGTCCCGAGCCTTTTCCTCACGTTCGCTGTATGCCTCTACAATTTCAGCTTGTTCCTTTTGGCGATCCCGTTGAGCAAGCAATTCTTCGGCTTTTCTGAGTGCTAGTGCTTCCGCATAAGCATCAGTGCTTTCAAAACTGTCAATCGACGGCATTTCCTTGGGAGCAACTGGCACGGTTTGCCGTGCGGCTTGTTCACGTTCCCACTTGCGCTGTTCTCTTGCGAGGCGCTTGCCAATAGCCGCATCAAGTTCTTCTTGTGTGAAGGTTTTTGATGGCTGGTTATCAGCTACTTCCGGCGAAGATACTGCAACTTCAGGTGTGGCCGTCACATCCTTCGTTGGCGCGGAGTCTACTTCCGCTAGGTTTTGGACTTCTTCAGTCATTACATGAATCCTTGGATTCCCCGGTGAACCTCACCGGTAAGGTTTAAAGCATTCGAGTAACAACTCTTTGACCAGCGGTAAGGCCAGTGCTAAAAGTGATTGTTGTCGTATTGGTTTCAGTATAGTCTGTATTGAACTCTTTTAGAATTCCATTAACAAAAACCATCAAATATCCACCAAGACCGTACTCAGGCACGGTAAACACCGTTTGTCCTGATGCAGCCACAATAACTGGATTTTGAACGCCTTGAACACTATTTATGCCCGCAGCAGTCCAAATTAAATTATCCAATGAATCTTTAAGCAACAACGTGTAACGCGATGGGCCAAACCACACATTTGCTTCACCACGTGAATCAAGAATAACCGGATTGGTGTTTGTTGTATTTGCGGTGCTATCTGTATATGTGGCCAATGGTGTCGTTGTACCGCTGGCGTATGTAAACAGTTTTCCACCGACCAAGGGAACACCCGCAGCCGTAAAAAACTGCATTTTTGGTGACGGGCTTAGTGTAGCAATCATGTTAATTCAACCCAAGAAACGGTTGGTTCATCCCAACGGTATGGTTTGCCGTCAGCAGGGTAAGGAGATGGCGGTTTAAAAACACAACTTACTTCGTCAAACACCCAAGACGCATAACCATCTGTTGCCCAGCTTGCTTTGACCGCATCTTGCTTGGCCGTTACTTCTTCAGAGGTCATGGCGCGGACGTGATGCACATCAGTCACCAAGCCATCTTGCCACTCGTAGGTCACACCCTCATACACCTCGTAAGCGCCGGCCACCGGAGCTTCAACGCGCACAAATCGGGCAAACGATTCTGGCAAATTATTTGCGTCGATGTTAGGGAAAGCCTGTCGAAAGTTATCCCCAAAAATGGGGTGTTCGATAGGTTGTCCGTTTTGAATTTGAATAAACAGTTCCATTACAGATCACCTGTGTTTGTTGATGGAAATGAGCGGGTTGTGCCGGGCCAAATAATACGAACAGCACCTACAGCACCACTGGCGTAACTTGCCAAGCCTCGGCGGCCCACGACAACGGTATAGCTTGATCCGGGCGTCACTGTAATATTGTTTTTATAACCCAGTGCGCCGCCGCAACCACCTTTACCAGTGCCACCACCACCGCCGCCATATTCGCCTCCGGGTGTATTGTTACCACTAGGGCCAAGAGCACTGGCTCCACCGGAACCTCCCCCGCCCCCGCTTGAGCTATTAACAGCACCCGCGCCGCTAGCGCCCTGCCCAAGAATGCCTACGCCACCGCCACCGCTACCATTAGAGCCATCATATCTACCACCGCCACCACCACCGCCAGCACCATTGCTACCACTTGAGCCTCCACCGTCGCCTCCGGCTCCAGAATAGCCACCAGCTCCAGCACCTGCTTGGGCTACACCGGCGCCCCCTATGCCACCACCGTCACCTGTGTACGAAGAGTTGTCTTCTGTTCCATTACCTCCAAAACCGCCTTTTACGGTAGAGGTGTTTATGAAATAGGAATCTTGGGCGACAGTGCCCTCACCGCTTGAAATTGATCCCGCACCGCCGCCGCCAACGGCGACCACGCTAACCGAAGTTACTCCCCCCGGGGCAACCCATGAATAAGTGCCTGCCGTGGTGTACGCTTGTTGCCCCGGAGGAGTACCATAAGTGGCGCCAACAAAAGCAAGAATTGCCCCACTCATGACACGTTACCCGTAATAACGCAAACCGTACCGCTAATAAATAAAATATTTGCTACGCCGCGCGTTGCTATTGTTACTGTTGCTTGATCCGCATCAGTACCACCTTTATACGCGGTAGTAATTGAACAAGTAACAGTTATAGTGCCTGATGTATTGTTAAAAAGAACAACCGCATCGCCGGCTGAAAATGTGGCATCGGGCACAGTAATGGCGCCACCTGAGCCAATTTCAATAAATTCACCCACGTCAGTTGTTGCCAATACATAGGTTGTGGTTTTGGCCGCGCCAGATTGAGGGATTGCGCGAAGTTTTCCCGCACCATCACTGTATGATGCGGCGGTTGTCACTATGCCAGTGCCCTTGGGTGTCAGTGTCAAACTGATGTTTGCGTCAGTACCATCAGCGGCAAGTGTTGTGCCAGCTAAAGTTACAGCGGCAGCAGCCACATTGGTGTCAAAGGTCGTGGCGTTAACCGTAGTTGCGGTGACAGTTTTGCCTGTCGTCAAGTTATCAACAGTTACTTGCTTGGTCGTGCCTGATTGAACAATTGGCAAAACCTCAGTACCAGCAAGGGGAACCGTTGCCGCTGGCAATTGGGAAATTTTTAAGTCAGCCATTTATTTACTCCACAAGGATATAGTCGCCATTTTCTTGCACAAGGTTTGCATCAGATTCAGTCAGTAAATTATCTACTGTCAAGCTGTTGTCGATTGTGCCTGAAAAAAGCGTGGCGATGCCGCCAAGCCCAATTGACACAGCGTTTCTGACAGCAATCCCAAAACTCATTGGATATTTATCGCTTTGCAATAAATCGAACCACCCGCGCTTACTTGGATCGCGCTGACGCGCCAAGGAGCGCCTGTGCCAGCAGGCACACTGAACGGGATGGGTGTAAATGCGGGAATGGGGGTGCTTGCGGTAGTAGCCGTAACGCCTTCACCCACCACCACATAGCAGGGGGTTGTTGACCAAATTACGACACCTTGAGGGCCAGCCGCCCAAGTGCTAGTTGAGCCAGCGGAGCCAGTATACGAAGCAGTTGCTGCGGGGAATACTGTGTCAGCTAGTGGTTTTAAAAGTTCCATGATGGCTCCTTATGCCTTAAATATACCATAGCGTTTAAATTACGCCAAAAATTTTAACTTGTAAAGGGTTCGCAAGTAAACTTCAATGATGTTGTCAATCAACTGTTGCAATGAACTGTCAGACTTATCACACACTTCATACCTTGCATCTTCAATCTGCTTGAGCGAATCTTCCAAGAATTCAATGACATTGTTTGTCTTTTTGACCGAGTGTAGTGTGATCGGCCCGATCAGACCATGCCTGCCTTGGTAGGCTTCAGCAAAGTCATCGGCTGCGCCGACAATGCGGTCATAAAAAATGTTTAACGCCACATGTTTGGAATAGCTGCGAGTGTTTAAATGCACACTGTGCGTAACATCCCTAGCTAAAAACAACAAACCTATAAATTCAGCGGCTTTCATTGTGGCATTCCTTGTGGTGGCATTCCTTCAGGCGGCATACTTTCTAATAACATACCTTCTGGTGGCATACCCATTTGTTGCATTTCACCCATGTTTTCCATCGGCATCTCACGTCCGGGCATTTCGCCTACAAGATCACCACTGGTGATCATGCCGCTAACTGTGCCCATTACGATATCCTGAATTTGCTCAAATGTCATGCCAGCTTGAACAGCAGATATACGTTGTGTTTCAGCCGCATACGCTTTGATCATTGCTTCAAACTCTTTAATCTCATT